TTTTTAAAATCTCCCCATAACATGATTTGATAACCAATTATAAGAAAGAGATTACCAAGATATCGTAAGACACTTGTTTTTGACATTAGGGGTTTGCTCCCGACCAGTGCTGTTAAAGTCCATCCGTGACTATTTAATCATCATCTCTTACATAACATGGAACTCTGTCTGGATCTAACCACCTGCAATATTGGTGATCCTCGATTGCAGTAGAACATTGTAGGCCATTATCAAAANNTACCGTTGATTTCAAGAATACCAACTTCTACGAATCGATATCCTTCACGTTCCAGAAGAACTTTTGTCATGCTACTTCAACAGATTCCAGATCGACAAGAACGTATTCCATAAGCATCTCATAATCATCCAAAGGATCACCAGAGAAAACTACACCTTCATTTTCATAGTAACGACGAACCTTTTTGTAGAGTTTCGGATTCTTTACATCAAGGTAGAATTCACCATTTGCTGCACCACGAAGGGTTTGAACGTCTTTCTTGAATTTTGCTGTAAGAGTCATTGTTTTGAATGTTGACCTATGTATTATACAGGTTTGACAGGGATTCTGTCAAGTGCTCCTTGAGGGGATCGAACCCACCTGAGATCGATTATGAGTCGATTGCTTTCACCAGATAGCTAAAGGAGCAAGGTGGTTCTGCGGAGACTTGAACTCCGTTCAGACACTTATAAGGTGTCGGCCTTAACCCATAGGCGACAGAACCATAAGTCCAAATCATTATAGGAGATTTGGAACCCTTCGTCAAGACCCTTCTTCGTGGTCTGTATGGATTTTAATTATCTCTTCAAAATCCACATTTGCTTCGTTACATATACTAACCACTTCTTTATAAGGAACCATGAGTGCATTTCCGTGTTCGCTTTTGATGAGTAGTGTTTCTCCGTTTTCTACTCTGTCCATTAAGTTATCAAAATCTGACTGAAATTCTTCAATTGTAAATGATGGAAGGTTTTCGATTTCGTGATTCATTTTCATAAAGTGATTTTATGAGTCGGGGTGACACGGATCGAACGTGCGTCTTCTTGCTCCCAAAGCAAGCCGTCTACCTCTGACTTACACCCCGTAATAGTGGAGTTTTCTGTGACAATTAGAACAGAGACAAATACATTTTTTCATCTCTTCTAAAATTTTTTCTTTACTTCTATTGCAAAGTAAAAAAGAAATTTCATATTCTTTTTGTGATGGATCTAAATGATGCCAGTCTAGACAAGCATTATCATTTTCTCCACATCTTTCACAGAATTTTTCATCCATAATGGTATTATACCACATTCTTTTCCTTTGTCTAGACTCTTTTGATCTTTGAGCGGTAATTGATTTATTTTTTTCATACCACTCTTTTTGAGCGTCTTTTTGTTGAATAGGATTGGAATAAGGCATAACATCCATAAAGGTTCAAATCTATTTATATGATTTAAACTTTATCTCTATGTATGTACATTATACCCAAGATGGGTGCGATTGTCAACCCTGCTCCGCAAAGTCCCAACCAAACTGGACTTGCTGCGAGTGCTTCTACGATGTGAAAAATCATTGTGGATACGAGTGAGTGAGTCCCCAAATGATTAGCAATCCTATTATACCAAAGATTGTCATTGTTGTATATATGCGGTCATTCATCTTCTTCGTCCTCGTATGTAGAAGGTTCTTCAAAAAGTTCATTCATCTTTTGTTCTAAAACTCTTTTCTGCAGTTCTTCTAAATCTTCCTCGGTCATTTGTCCTTTAATAGTTCTTCGATTCTTTTTCTCATATTGTTAGTGTCTTGTCTCATATAATCACGAAGAGAATATCCACGATGACCTCTTAAGATACAAGTTCCTTGATAGAACATCGTGGAAGCAAATACCAATAACAATACAATACCGATTAGTTCAAAGTGATTTTGAGCCATGGTAGTAGTGGAGGAATAACACCAATCAGTCTTAGTAGTCCCTCAGCAAATAAAGCAAGAACCACCCAACCGACGCACATACTAATGATAGAAGCATTACGGTTGTGTCGTCGTATTGCTGCATCGATCATCTCCTGAACTTCAGAACGACTCACAAGTTCGTCGTAATCTTTATCCATTCCATACCTCCCGCATAAATTTTACAAACATGTTTAAAACTTGTCTGTCACATTCATAATCATTTAAAGGAGGAGTCCATCCTTCACTAATTATAAAGTCCAAGAAAGAATATGCTGCTGCTGACATACCTATTCCAACTCGAACCAAAGATGCCAAAAGATATGCTTTTTTTTGAAAATTTTCATCTTTATATCTCTGATAAGAATTTAAAGAAGTCATTTTTTATTTTCGAAAATGTTTGACTGAGGATCTCTTTTTGTTCGAACAATCTCAACTGCTCTCTTGTAAAACATATTGTCGGTGTTACCAGAAATTTCAAAACTTTCTTTGATTTTCACCCAATTTTCATAGGTGTGTTGATCCATTTTTAGGATGCATATTACTACTATATACTAGTTCTATACTTTTGAATAGCAACCTTTTGTGTTCAAAACGTAACACTGTTGAAGAGAATATTAAGTTTTTAATGTTTCTTAACGGAAAGGGTGGGATTCGAACCCACGGTGCTACTAACACGGCAGTTTTCAAGACTGCTACCTTAAACCACTCGGTCACCTTTCCAAATAGTCCTCAGCGGACTTCAAAATCAAGTCGTTTCACTTTACGTTGACGACGTGCTTCTTGCCAAGCAATATCTTGAGAAGTCAGCACACTTTTGTTTTGATTTTCTTTTAGAGAGTTTAACATAACAATACGGGATAAGTCAAGTGCTGAAATCTTATCTCCACGTATTGTTGCCATATTTGGACATCCACAGGTTACTGTTTTTGATGGATGTCCTATTAACTCTTTATTACAATCTCTGCATCTTATTGATAACATTGTCCTTCATCCTATTCACTGTAAATGTGATCTTAATTGCCATACAAATTTTCCATGCGATTCCATCAAATCTTGAACCAAGTTAGAAGTTGCATATGATTTTTGATTTTCTGATTCTTCCGAAATCTCAGTCATTAACTCACAAAACTTAGTATTATTATCTAGCAGTTCTTGAAGCATTTCTTTTGCTCCAGTGGAACTTGCTGCCTCTTTAATTTGAGTGACCTCAAGCATTCTTGAAAGAGAACTTAATGGTTTTATATTTAAGTATCTCATATGTTCTGAGAGACGATCGATCTCTTCAAACATCGTTTCATATTGACCCCCAAAGAGTTGATGGAGTTGAGTAAAATCTTCTCCAACTACATTCCAGTGAAATGCCCAAGTTTTATGAAATAAAACAAAAAGTGATGACTGAGCATCACTTAAGAGTTTAAACAGTTTTTCCATTATACTCTTTTTACAAGTATTTATCAAGTGGGAAATATCGGATTCGAACCAATGACTTACACGGTGTAAACGTGCCACTCTACCGCTGAGTTAATCTCCCTTGTGGTAGGTGGAAAGAACTTTACCTATGTTCTTCCTCTTTACTTCTTCCAGTCGCAACCAGAAGGGGTATTGGCACCTACGTAGGGAAAGGAGAGCTCTTGGACGGAACCGCAGGATCACTTTCCCAACTCCCCCACCTCGATTCGAACGAGGAACCTTAGAGTTAACAGCTCTCTGCTCTGCCGTTGAGCTATAGGGGAATAAGAACCCGAAGGTTCAGAGCGGGTAACCGGGTTCGAACCGGTGATTCCAACTTGGAAGGATGGCGTGTTACCGCTACACCATACCCGCTTATAAGACAATCATAAACTATTTAAGTTTGATTGTCAAGTGCCCCTGGTAAGATTCGAACTTACACTGTATGGATTCTAAGTCCACCCTCTCTACCGTTGGAGTACAGGGGCAAACAGGCTCACTAGGAATCGAACCTAGAACAAGTGCTTAGAAGGCACGGGTTATATCCATTTAACTATGAGCCCTTAAGAGACCTTCCTGTTTGTGCATCATTGAGAGGCATGGAAGGTGTAGGACTTACACAAGGTTTGGACCCCTGTTGCCTGTGAGATTATCATATCACTCCTTGGGACAATCGTCAAGCCATGGAGCACATAACCTCATTTCACCACCTAATAATCTTTGAGCCTCAGAGTTATCTGGAGCTTTCTCTTTCAACCGTGGCAAAGGTACTCTAGGTGTATTTAAGTCTCCTGTCAAGCGTTCATAATCACGTATTGCTTTATCAACATCACGTTCTACTCTTCTCTTGATAAGGTTAGGGTCTTGAATCAGAACATCATTGATTATGGTCTGTGGGAATAGAGTCCTCTGAACCTCGTCTAAGAGGTCCCAGAGACGATCTGGAGACACTCCTGTGCATTGGGAGAGTGTTGCTACGATACCACTAAATATGACGCTTATGAGGATTATCTGTTTCTTATCCGGTTTCTTCTTTCCGAAGTTAA